CCGAAGAACCGACCATGGTATCGCTATGTCTGCGCCGCCTACTCGAACCATCTGACAGAGCGCGATAATCTGCGCTGCCGCAATGTCGTCATGAGTGAGCGCTACCAGCGGCTTTGGCGGGGCCGGTTTCGTATCTCCAATGAGCAGTTCACCAAAGTCAAGTTCGCCAATGATCAGACCGGATGGAAGCTCGCGACGTCGGTCGGCGGCATCGGCGTCGGTGAACGCGGAGACCGCTTTGTAATCGATGATCCGAACAACACCATGATGATGGAAAGTGAAGCGGTGCGTTGGACCACAAATATGTGGTTTACCGAAGTTGTGCCAGATCGTCTGAATAACCCCAAGGAAAGTGCCATTGTCGTGATACAGCAGCGGCTGCATGAGGAAGATGTGTCCGGCGTCGCGTTGGATAATGATCTCGGGTACACGCATTTATGCATCCCCATGTACTATGTGCCAAACGGGATGGTATGCGGCTATGATGTTGAAGGAAAGATCAGAAACTTCGATCTCTGGGATGACCAAGAAATTCCCCCGGAGAAAGTCTTTTGGGTCGATCCCCGTCACAATGAAGGTGACCTTGCGTGGCCGGAACGGTTTGGCACGGAACAGTGTGAAGAAATTCGGCATGCCAAGAAAGAGTATGCATGGTCCGGTCAGTACCAGCAAAGCCCTGAAATCCGGGGTGGTTCAATCATTCGCCGCGACTATTGGCAAACTTGGGATGCGCCTAAGTTTCCTGAAAACATTGAGTACATTCTTGCTTCTTTGGATACAGCCTATACCGAAAAACAGGAGAACGACGCCAGCGCCTTGACGATCTGGGGCTTGTTCAGGGACGCCAACCGGAACCCGAAATTTATCCTGTTGCACGCTTGGAACGAACGTCTGGAAATGCATGCGCTGGTCAATAAGGTCATCCAATCTTGCGCAGGTGATCTGGCAACCGGCCGTCCGCCGGTTGACAGACTTCTGATCGAAAGCAAGGCGTCTGGCTTGTCTGTCAGTCAGGAAATCAGGCGTCTGATTGGCTTTAACGGCCTGTTTGGCATCGAATTGGTCAATCCTGGCAAGGGCATGGTTGACCGGGACAAGGTGGCGCGAGCGCACAGCATCATTCATCTATTTGCGGATGGGATGGTTTACACGCCAAAGGGCATCACTTGGGCTGATCAGGTCATCAACCAGTGCGCCGTCTTCCCGAAAGGCACCCATGACGACCTGGTTGACAGCGTGACCATGGCTATGCGGTACTTGCGCGACTTTGGCTATGCCCTGACCCGCGAAGAGGCCAGATACGAGATTGAGGAACAATACAGGTATAGACCCAGAATGGGCGTGTTATATCCGTGTTGATGTAGGGCGGTATCATGGTTAGTCGGCTTGATCCACTGCTTTTACCAGATCCCCAACGACCTAACCCTTTTAAATTGCCGAGTACCATTGATCTCGGCAATCCCACAGGGATGGCTACGACGATCCATAACGGTGTGGGACATACAGAAAATCCAGACGGGTCGCTCACTCTGGACTTTAAGCCAAGGATGAACGGACATGCCAAACCAAAGTGGTTTGGCAACCTTGCGGACGACATCGAACCGGGGGAACTGGCGCGGATTGCATCGGAACTGCTTGAAGGGATTCAGAACGACGATGATTCACGGCGAGACTGGCTGGATACCCGTTCACGAGGTATCGCCCTATTGGGACTCAAGCTTCACGAGCCTACAGGTGAGGTTACGGCAGAGGGTGTCTCTAAAGTCCAACACCCCCTACTGCTCGAAGCTGTCCTCAGATTTCAGGCCACAGCTAGAGGTGAACTATTACCTGCCTCCGGTCCTCTTAAGATACGAAACGACAATCCAATTCCGCCCAAGGAGTTGACGCAGCCACCAGTTCCACCGCCGCCCCCGCCACCCCCGCCGCAATTAGGTCAGGGTCCGATGCCACAAGGACCCGGTGGTCCACTTCCCCCACCTTCCGGCGGACCACCGATAGGAGGTGGGCCCCAGCCTGCACCTCCCGTACCGCCCGGAGGGAGGCCATTACCTCCCGGTCCACCTCCGGGCGGGATGCCCGGTATGCCGCCTGGAATGCCGCCGGGTGGAGCGCCACCCCAACCACCGCCCCCGCCAACCGGGCTGATGGCGCCGCCCAAGCCGGTCATTCCCGGGATCATGTCGCAGCACTCCGACGAAATGGCGGAAGCGTTGGAAACCGGTCTGAACCATTGGCTGATGACGGTTGCGACTGAATATGTTCCGGATACGGACAGGATGCTGTTCTGGATCGGCGCTGGTGGGCAGGGCGTCAAGAAAGTCTACAACGATCCGATCAAACGGCGGCCGGTCTCGGAAAGTATCGACGCCGAAGACCTCATCGTGTCCAATGCCGAAAACAACCTTGAGAACTGCGGACGGATCACGCACCGCATCAAGATGCGTCCATCCTATTTGAAAAGGATGCAGATCGCCGGAGCTTACCGGGACAATCTGGACTTGATGCCAACTTTTTTTTCTATGGAGACCCCGATCACCGAGAAAAAGCGGGAGATCGACGGCATCAAGCAAGTTGTCAAGCGACCGCAGGATTCGGAACACGAGATCTATGAGTGCTACTGCGAACTCGATATTGCGGGCTTCGAACATAAAAGCAGATCGGGAAAGATCACCGGGCTTCAACTTCCCTATGTTGTCACGATTCACAAAGAAAGCCGTCAAATCCTCGCCCTTCGCCGCAATTGGGACGAAGACGATAAGATGTGCATGGCTCGGGAGTACTTCGTTGATTTTCCATTCGTTCGTGCCCTTGGATTCTACGGCATTGGTCTCATTCATATCCTCGGCAACATCACCACTGCCCTTACGGCCGCCCTCCGTATACAACTTGATGCCGGAATGTTCGCATCCTTTCCGGGTTTTATTTACAAGAAGGAGTACGGCAGGCAGCTAACCAACCTGTTCCGGGTGCCGCCGGGCGCGGGTGTCGCACTGGACACCGGTAACCTGCCCATCCAGCAAGCCATCATGCCGATCCCTTACAAAGACCCCGGTGCGGCCTTTGTGAACTTGACGCAAAATCTGGAGCAGCTGGGCCAGCGCGTTGGTGGCTCCGCACAGGTCGATATCGGCGAAGGCAACGCCGAAACCCCTGTCGGTACCATCTTGGCCATGATCGAGCAAAACACCAAGGTCATGGATGCTGTCCATAAAAGGCTCCATGCGGCCCAAGCCAAGGAATTCCAGCTTCTGAAGCAGCGCTTTCTTGAAGACCCGGATGCGTTCTGGCGCCACGGTTACATCAATGCGATCCCGCCTTGGCGCAAAGAGCAATTCATTGCTTGCCTGAAGGACGCCAACCTTGTCCCAGTGGCTGATCCCAACAACCCGACATCGATGCACCGGATCGCCAAGGCTGTGGTCATCAAGACTTTGCAGCAAAGTGCGCCCGATCTGTATGATCCTATCGCCGTGGATACCCGTATTATGCGGATTACCGGTATCGATCCCGAGGGTCTATTCCGTCAGACGCCTGCACCACCACCGCCAAATCCGTCCTTGATTGCGGCACAGGCCAAGCAGCAGGCCAATGCCCAGCAGCAGCAATCTCAGACCATGCAGGCCATGCTGAAACTGAAGCTGGCTCAAATCCAGTCGTCCGACAAGGCGGCCGACCGTGAGTCCCGCGAGCGGTCCGAGCAGATGAAACAGGTTCTGGAGCGGCTGCGCATTCAGGAGGAAAGCATCATCCATGGCAAGGAGGTTGATGCCAATCTGCATCAGAAGGCCATGGATATGTTGCTCGACCACCACCGGGCCAATGTCGAATCCCAGCAGGATATGGCGCAACAGCAGCAGCAGCATGAACTTGATCTTCAGCATCAGCAGAATGAACAGACTTTCAAGCGCGGCGGCATGGTCATGGATATGGCCAACAAGCACTTTGAAAACCAGTCCAAGCTGGATTTGGAGCGCGACAAGCACGAACAGTCCATGGAACTGGAACGTGAGAAGCATCATCATGCTATGGAATTAGAGCGCGAGAAACAGGAAGCCGAGCTAGAACACGAGCGCAAGACTTCTAAGCTTGAACTCAAGCACAAGCGCAACATGGACCGGCAGGACCGTGTGACCAAGCGTCAGGAAATCCAGAGCAAGGAACGTATTGCCAAGATCGGCGCCGACGCGCAGATTAAGGTCGCCAAGATGAAACCGAAGCCAAAACCAGCGGCGAGGAAATCCAATGGCTAATCCCTTTGCATCGCAATCCCATACGTCCAGCCGGAAGAAGATGGGCAATATTTCCGGATCGCCCGCCAACTTCGAAAGCCCGGCCGACAAAGCGGACAGGTTTGCGTCGATCAGCCATCCCAAGCATGGCGGTCCGATGACGCCACCCAGCCAACCTGACCGGATGGACTTTCAGTCTGGCGGTAAAGTTATGAAGGAAGGGGACTGCACATGAAGGAATACAGGGATAAGGCCTTCGCAACTCATAAGGCCAAGGCCAAGGCCATGGGGAAAGAGAACAATCTGGTCATCCCCGTGATGCGCGCGGTTGGCGAGAACAAGGCGGGCGGCGTCCACGAAAGCTCGCACAGCGGCCAGCACCGCAACCAGTCCGCTGCGCCGGGGTTCAAGGCGGGTGGCGCCGTCAACAAGCCGAAGGCGGGTGCCCTGGTCAATCGGCAGCCCAAGGATATCATGGAACCACCGGGCATGAGTGCCAGTGCGCAGAGTGGCATCGGGCGTTTGGAGAAAGCTCATATGCCCAAGCCACCGTTCAAGGCGATCATGGGTTCAAATTAGTGGACCGGTTTGAGGCCCTTTTGCGCGAAAAGATTGGCATCATGTACGACATGATGGCGTCGAGCATGACCCAATCTGGATTGACGAGCTTCGATGAATACAAGTACAGTTTGGGCTATCTGCATGCCCTGAGGGCTGTTCTTGCCGAAATGGAAACCGTTGCTGATGATATGAGGAAGTGATGCCGGTTATCTCTGCTCCCAAGACCCAGCAACTGGCCTTGGCGACCAATCCGAAAGAGGCTTTGCTTGAAGCCGTTGGCGATCTCTCCGAGATTGATGTGTTCCACAATCAGATATTGGTTGGGATTTACATTCGCCCTGAAGTCACCAAAGGTGGCATTATTCGGCCCGGCCAGAACATTGATGAAGACGAGTATCAGGGTAAGGTGGGGCTTGTCTTGAAGACTGGGCCTACGGCCTTTCTGTCAAACGAGACTACGGATTTTATGGGGCAAACAGTCAACGTAGGCGATTGGATCGTCTACCGCGTCGGCGACGGCTGGCAGGTGATGGTCAATGGTACTGCCTGCCGTATGCTGACGGATCGGACCTTGAAAATGCGCGCCAAGAACCCGGAGATTTTCCTCTAATGCCCCGCATTCGTGCTGTCCGCACCAAGGAAGAAGCCGCCAATGTCCCAAAAGACAAGCCCCTTACGGTCGAGTTCGCGCCGGAAGGCGAAGTCGAAGTCGGGGAAAACCCGTTTGATGAAGATGCTCGATCAGCAGATGGAAGAGGTAAAGCGTTACGCAGCGAGGAAGCATCTGTTTCTGGCGCTGGGAAGGATAATAGATCACGAGATTTACATGAAGATATCACTGAAGAAGAAGACGTAAGCGATCTCAAGCGCCAGCTTGAGGATATGCGCCGGGCGAATGCCGAAAGCGACAAGCGTCTTCAAAATGAAATCCGCGCCAGGCAGGATGCCGAACGTGCCCGTGAACAGCGCGAATACGAAGCTGGAAGCTATCGCGTAAGGGCTGAGGATGCGGAATATGACGCTATTCTCAATGCCATTGGCCGCGCTCAGTCGGAAGCCGAACGCGCCCAGTACGATATTGCCGCTGCGAGTGAGGCTGGGGATCATAAGCTCGTGGCAGATGCCAACCGGCGATTGGCTCGCGCCGAAAGCCGGTTGGCCCAGTTTGAAGATGCCAAGGTCGCGATTGAAGACCAAAAAAGCCGCGAGGCCTATCAGGCCAAGCAGCGCGCCAATCAGCCACCGCAGCAACCGCAACAGCAGCGGCAAATGAGCGTCGAAGAATATATCGACACCATTCCCAATTTATTGCAAAGCCAGAAGGACTGGCTGAAGGCGCACCCTGAGACCATGACCGACAACCGCGTCAACATGCGCTTGCAGGCGGCCCACATCGAGACCGAGGACCTGAAATACCGGGCCGGGTCCAAGCAATACTTCCAGCATATCGAACAGCGGTTGGGTTATGCCGAACCTGAAGAAGAGGAACAGGAAGTGACCAGAGCCCCTGTCGCAGCCCCGCCATCTAAGACTGCTACCAGCCCATCTACCGGCAAGCAGACCGGTGGCAAGATCACACTCGATCCAGAACAGCGCGAGATCGCCGCCCTGTCCGGCATCGATGAAGTGACCTATGCCAAGAATCTTCTGAAGATGCAGAAAGCCAAGCGTGATGGACTCATCAATTGAAAGGATAGGACATGGCTCAATCCGTCATTATTGTCGGTACCATTACTGACAGTGCAGGAAATACCAAGAACGTAACGATTACCGGCATGGGAGCTTTTCAGGTAGACCCGGGTTATGGTGTCGGCACCCCGATCCCGCCACACCCGG